TGAAGCGACTTGCTTGGCAATCTGATCGAGAGCGTTGGTGAAGTTGGAAAGCTCAGCAGCAGAGAACTGCTGGATCTTGCCGTCCGGGTCTTCGAACGCCAGGATGCGAGCCAGGTACGCGTCGAACAGCGTCTGGCCGGTGTCGGCGTCCACGCCGATCTCTTCCGGCTTGATACCGAAGATCAGGCGCTGGGGGACACCCATCAGCTCTGCAGTCGCCTGCATCAGCATCAGCACACGGGAAGCAGCGTCGGTCATCGACCGAAGCTCCGGGGTGATCTCTGTGGTCCCGTACAAGTCAGAGAGACGAGTACGGTTCGGCAGCGGCACCACCGGCACGGCATTCAAGCCGTGCGTGTTCGAGAACCACTCCTGCCACTCACCGTCAGCCTTGAACCACCCGAAGGTGTCGTTCAGCGTGTACAGCGTGGCAGCCTGGATCTCGTTGCCCTCCTCGTCGTAAGCGACTCGGATAGCGCGGGACACCTTGCCGATACGAGGATCGATGCTGGCGTACATACGCGTCGGCGGTTCCACCCGGATCAGCGGGATCGTTGGATCCCATCCCAGATCGATCTTCGGGTCAGGCATCGACAGCGTGATGTAAGACCGACCGTGAACGTAAGCGTCGGTGTATCCCAGCGGAGCCTCGATGTCGAGGTTGTTCGCTTGCCACCACGTCCACATGTCCGGGTCAGCCTCAGGCTTGTCACCGATGCGGAAACCCTCCACAGCCTGACGCTCCGCGATGGAATCGACATACAGCCGTGGGTAGCCGACGTGAGCCAGCAGTTTCTGCATCTGGATCGGCACAGTCACACCGATAGCCTCAGGACGCCGCTCAGCCTCGTAGTACGAGGTGTTCGCCTTCAAGTCCTTGGTGGACTCCTCGAACTTCGAGATCATCTCGTCACGGGCGGCTGCCGGATCGGCAATCTCTTCTGTACCGGGAAGCGGTGCTGTCATCGGACGGCCACCACCCGGCCACTACGGGCCTTCTTACTCATGAGGTACTCCTGTCGTGCGCCAAAAGCCAAGACAGCACAGACCGCAGCATCGATTTTCTTGCTGGAGTCTTTGGTGGCCTTGCGAATAGAGATGGCGTCGTATGTAGTCGGATGTCGTTTAGCGTTCAGAACGTGCTGCCTGAGAATCGGGTTGCCGTCATGGCAGACCTCGCGCTCGATGACGGCGTCCTCCAGGCGCTCGCAGTCAAAAGCGAAACGCTTCTGCTGGCCGCGCATGTCGAAAGCCACCGGGTTGTTGGGGGATGCGTTGATCTTCAGCCGCTTCTTGTACGTGCGGCCCCACTGATCCACGTACGCCTCGAACTCCTTGACATCGGCGCGGAAAGCGACAACGTCGTAGCGTTGGAACATCGAATGGACGGTGGCGTCTACGTCCTCGCGTGGGACTTCGCCGCCGTGCTTGGCGGGGTTCCACACCTTGATGACGAACAGCATGCCGTCATCGACCCGGCACGCCACCAGGGCGGTCCAGTCGTTGGACTTCGAGCCGTCGAACCCGAGCGTGATCTTCTGCTTAGGCTGCAGGGCGAACACCGGATCGACCAGAGCGAGACGATCCCACTCCTGCGGGGAAATCCACGCGTCCTCAGTGGCATTGACCTGATTGAGGAACTTGCGGCGGGACTCGGTGATCTTGTTCTTAGTGGACAAGATCGACAAGATGATGTCCTCAACCGGCAGCCAGGTGGAGTCGCCGCGAGCGACGAGCACGCCTTGGCGTAGCTGCTCCACACCCGCGAGGAAGCCCTCCGGGTCTTCCTTCTCCGAAGGGATCTCGGAGATCGGAGTGCCAGCAGGCGCTTCCAAAGCGTCGTACATGACCCCGGTGTCCACGTCCTCACCGGACATGACCTTCTGCCAAGAGACGTAAGCCTTCTCAGCGACAGTCTCAGTGCCCGGTATGTGGGCGTTGCAGATGCTCAGCGTGCGAGAACCCTCGACCTTGGTCATGTTGCCCTCGATGACTTCCGACATCGCGTGGCCTTCGTTGACCTTGCCGTCAGGGCCTTCGCCCCACCACTGCGTCTCGTTCTGCACCACGAACGTCGGACGGTTACCTTCCATCGACGCGGGAGCGGAGGTGGCAGCCTCTAAGCGGCCACCGGCAGCGGAGTAGATGATGTACCGGTTCACGTCCAGCCCGTAGTCAGCCTTGAGCTTCTTGCTGATCATCACCGGGAACAAGGAGAACGTGTTCTTGGTCTGGTCTTGGCTACACGCCGCTACCGTGACCCAGGCTGAATGGCGGGGCTTGCCAACGGGATCACCGTTGTCATCGAAGTGGGAGAACGCTACGGGGCCGCACATCTCGGCCAAGCACATCGCAGCGATGAGCGGGTCTTTACCCCAGCCCTTCAGCCGGCGGATCGTGCCCTCGCGGAAGGTGTACTGGCCTTTGTTGTCTACTGCGTACCACCAGAGGATCAGCCGTACCTGCTCGTCGGTGGGGAGGAACATGTTCTCGTTGACCGATATACCGGCCTCGGACATCTCGATCAGGAACCGCAGACGGTTCGGATCGTCATGACCGCCAGGGGTGTTGACGTACTCCGACAACCAAGCCAGGACGCCCCACCCGAGAGTCTTCTCAGGGAGATGCCACTCCCCGTCCACCGTCTTCTGCCAAGACGGCCCGATAATGTGAGGGGGAGACGGGGCAAGCTCCACCGTGGTGTTTAGGCTCACCCCGCCTCCTCTCAGCTAGCTACTCCGAAACCGGCTCTTCGACCGGGGCGTCAGCGACGATGTCGTCAACCGACTGGACAGCGGCCTTCAGCGCGGACAGATCCACACTCGGCTCACGAGCCTCCAGCTCCGCGATGGCAGCGGTGATCTCGCCAAACGACTTCTGCACCTGGGCGGTGATGGCGTCGACTGCGTCCTGAACTTCTGACACTATTACTCCTCGTATCTTGTTGGCTGCCAGCCAAATGGCTGAACAGACGATGGTGACCGCCACGTAGAACGTGCCGACCACAGCTACTGAACCCATCAGAACCTGATGCGGCTCAGCGCATCCTCAAGTTGCGGACCCAGAACCGGGATTCCGCCGAGAACGCCCGACAAGACTGCCTTGGCCTGGTCAGCCTGAGCCTGGGCATCCTTGATGATGTCTTGCAGACTGTTCGCGCCCTGCGTGATCTGGTCAGCGGGGGTGATGGGGTCGAACGTCCCGTTCTTGTTCTGCTCGCCCACCTTCTTGCCTGCCAAGGCAGGGCCGGTGGCACCGAGCAGACCGCCCAGACCAGCGAGTAGCTGGGTGATGTTATCGGCGGTGCCAGCTTTCAGACCGCCGTACAGCAAAGCGATACCGACCACCGACGTGATAATCGATGTCAGGTAGTAGAAAGACTGGCGGATCTTCGGACTCATGCGATTCCCTTCGATGCCAGATACGCATTGAGCGCTTCTGGGTTGGTGTTCTTCAGCTCTGCGATAACGGACTTCGCACGATTGACCGCCTTGGCGTCCTTGAACTCGCCCTGCCCTGCGGCAGTGCGGAACACCCGGTGGATGTCATCCGGGTAACCAGCAAGCGCGCCCTCGTGGGTGGCTCTCTCGTGCTCGCGTGCGTCGATGGCCCGGATCATGTCCACCAGCGGGATGTCTCCCTCGCCCGGTGTCTTGTAGATCGACCACGACGAGTACCTGCCGTCTGCCATAAGCAACTCCTCAATCGTCTGTTCGTGCTGTTGTGTGTCAAGTAGAAGCAACAACTGATCACCGAGATCGCGTGCTCTCTTGTACCTGTCGTTGCGATCAGCGATGCCGTTGGTGCCGCCGTTGATCATGCGGGTTACCGCCAGGAGGTCGCCCTCGTCGGCTTTGGTGTTGATGTTCGAACGCTGGACGGTCCAATACCAGGCCGCGCCAAGGCCCGCCCACCTCAGATCCGCCAACTCGTTCGGATGCTGAACGAAGTAGTCAGGCGTCGGCACCAACCCACGCCTGTTACACCACAGCGAGAACGACGAGTAGTTGTAGTCCCAGGTGATCTGAATCCACGTCCTGCCGATGTACGGGGCGTAGCGGCCCGTCTTATCGATCTCTTCGGTGTACTGGAACGAACCGGACTCGTGACCGATCTGCGCCAGCCACATAGCGATTCGCTTCGAGTTGGTGCATTCGGACTCCTTCAGACCGTCCCGCACAGCGGGGAGGATCTCTGCGGCCCTAGCCAGCGACAGGCCCGTCGCACGGGCCAGCACATCGGCGGCAGGAGCCGCTACAGGCGCGTTGCCGCGCCGGAACGTCGAGAAACCATCGGCCCGGATCTTCTTAGCGACGAAGTCCTTGACGATGTCCTGGTTGTCGTACGTGTCGTACCCGAGCTGGACGTGCATCTCATCGATGGGATCGTTCCAGTCCCCGGCCCAGAAGATCATCTGCACACCCTGGTGGGTGTAGAACGCCAGCATCTCCCGCAGCGTCTTCATTTGCTGCGGAGTGAACGTACCCCGTGCGTGGAAGGGATGTGAATCCCAATTCACGTCTGCCGCAGTGCCATTCAGATGATTAGAG